TTTGGCCTTATTGGCTTTACCTGTTGCATCACTAGAAGCAGTATCAATAGCATCATTTACCGCCTTACTTGTGGCCACATTGATTATAGAATTAGAAGTAATACTATTACTCATCATCGACTTATCCACTTTAGTATCTAATAGATCATTTACCCAATCGTACAGCTTTTTAAGTGTGTTTTGCGCAGTATTAACTCCTCCTTGTACTGAAGATACCGCATTAGATTTGGCCTTATTGGCTTTACCTGTTGCATCACTCGAAGCAGTATCAATAGCATCATTTACCGCCTTAATAGCAGTAGCAGATACAATTACTTCTTCACTATTTGTTTTTGAGGTTGTTTTGATTTTTTCCAATATCGCCAAATCCATTAAATCACCATTCTGTACCTCTATTGTTGCAAAAAAATAATCACCTCCTTTACTTACTACGTCTATATAATAATAATCATCTTCCTTATAATAATTATCAACATACCAATAATTGACAATATTACCAGTTGCTCGTGTAACCTCTCTCAATTTCGCATTAGTATGCCCAGAAAAATCAACTTCTATAACACCATTAATATCTCTAAACCAATAACTTGAGCTTAATGTTATTCTCAGGCATCCCGAACTACCACTCACTCTAATTCTAGCACTTTTAGATTCATCAGAGTGATAATTTACTATTCCTATAGAACCAATACCAACTTTAATTACGCTACAAATAAATGGTTCCGTCTTATCTCCATTTACTTTGGCTTTCGTCGATATTTTTTTTACTGTCCAACTGTATAGTTTCTTCAATGTATTTTGATCCAGCCTAACCCCATCTCTCACATCACTAACTGCATTCCCTCTAGCAGAATTCCACTCATTTATCTTAGCATCGCTAACCATGCGATTATTAGCATCCTGAAAAGCCTGTCGGAATGTTCGTCCTCCTTGTGCTGACATAGTGATATAATCGCCTGATGGAATACTTGAAGAAAGAATAGCTTCATGGATTTCTACCACCTTTTTACTGCCACCAGTTTTATATTCTCTATTGTGATGCCTAATATTTGTTTTTAGGTAACAGGGAAAAGTAATTCCAGATGCTCCAGCGAACCTTACTATTTTCCCCTCGAGACAAACAATCCCTTTACTTATGGTATTAGCAACAACGGAGCATCCACTAATTATACAAGAACCATAAGGAGTATACAATGCCTCCTGTGCATCCAATAGTTCTTTTTGCATGTTTATCCAGTCATCGCCATACCACGCTCGTATACCTGTTTCTTGTACTTGTCTTTCCATATCTTAATTTATTTCAATTCGAAATGCTTTTCCTGCCAATTTGTAAGTTTCAACAATACCAATTACTCTATCTTTATTAATATAGGAAGGAATCAACACTATAAAACCAGTATTCAATTCTTGAAAATCTTCACCCTCTAGAGCTACAAACACCGCTGAGTTTTCTTCCTCTAGACTAATGAATACAACTTCATAGCCCTCTGTAGATAATGGAGCAAATAAGCCATTAGAACGCCTATGGATAATTTGAATATTCCTATGGGTCATATCAAGCTCATTATTCAAATGCTCCTGAAGACTCATCGTTTGACCTGTTATTCTTGATAAATAAATACTTCTATCTCTGTAAGTAGTAAAATCATAAGCATACAGCCATTTTAGAGGCGCAAACAAAGCTTGTATAAAAGCGATCAACTTAGGCTTCCGATTCCATCGAGGAAGGTTCAACTTAATGTATTTATCAAAATCTATTTGTATCATAGTTGATTAGCGTTTATCATGTTCAAAACCGAAGTGGCAGAATAATTATAATAACCAGCCTTAACATCATAACGAAGTTGTATTGCTTCGATATTTTCGCCTTGCTTGCCTTGTAATATGCTTATACTTGCATCAACCACACCAGTGGTCGAGCGAATAGTTTCTAAAAAATCATTTCTGTTAAAGAAAGAATCAAAATCATCTTTATCACGAAAATGCTCCAAGCTCAGATTTACATTATCATAAACTTCAGACGCTTTGTAAATAGCATCGAAATAAATATCAATTGTATAAATAATCTCATCAGAGGGAAGGTTTATCAATTCTATTTCAGTACCTGCAATTTTTGTTTTCTCCAGATACTTATCCAATTGTAATTGTTCGTTATCAGATAGAGGACCTAATAAACCATCCATCAGTTTAGCAACTTTAAGCTTCAGACCATTGCCACGGTCAATCACGGCAACCTTCTGTATAATTCTTTTCTCTTCATCAATTTCGGCATAGCCTGGTCTACCATCAATCAATACAAGATCATGATCTACTTGAAAATCCTTAACCAACACCACATAAGAAGGCAATAAACCAAAACGGTTATCTTTCAGCGCCTGATCCACATCCTTTTTGTGATCCGAAAGAATTAATTCAAACAAATGAATTGCTGAAGCAACTATATAGATAATCAATTTGTAAATTGCCGATTCCGATATAGAATTCAAATCTGATCCTTTGGCTTGCATTTCTACTAACATCTGATCTTGTATTTTTTTTACTGTTCGAGCCATCTATTCCGATATTATTGTTCTTTGTTCCAAATCTTTTATTACATTCTGCTTTAGCAAATCGCTATCCTCATTCATTATCAATCTTTCACATTGCAATGCATCGGTAAATGTGATATTATTCAAGTTATTCAACTCAAGCAATTCTGCAACAGCTTCAATATTACCATATTCTTGTGTAGCAATATCAATAATTGTTTGTCCTGGCATTACATTAATAGTTCGCATCTACTTGTAGTTTTCCGTTGGTCATTCTCACTGTTTTTACGTGCATACCATCTTTGGCGAATTGCTGCCTTACTTCTCGCATCATAGATTCAGGAGTTTCATCATTTACAAAATCAATCAATCCTACGCCTAGGGCAGGAGCTGCTTTATATTCGCCTTTGCTTGCAGCAAGTATGCTTTGTTTGTGTTGTTGATCACTTATGCCTAATTGTAGATCGCCATTCACAATTTCAAGGTCTCCATCTTCATCTAGTAGTATGTCTTTCATAGCCTAATGTTTAACTAATTCGTTTTCTAGTTTTGTAAAATCCTCCTTAGCTGGGGATACTATTGCCAACAACCCTGAGGTTACACTTGCCGATCCTGCTTGTGGCGGATCAGGACTAAGCTTTGACAATCCATCATAAATAGCATCTACCCGAGTGGTGAGTTTATCGAGATTTTTGGTCAATTCTTCTATTTTAATCAATCCACCATTTTCGCCATCATTAAACAGGAAACCATCCTTAGATATTTCAAAGCTCGTTTCCTCTATCTCCAAAAACAGCTTATCTATTTCAGCATATAGGCAAACAAACATTTCGTTCGATCCTCCTATGCGAGAAACTAATACCATCGACTCAAGCTTAGGAATTAGCACAAAAGCCTTCAATCCATCAAGAGCAATACTATTTAGCCTTACATCTTCAACAGTGGTATTGCCAATTTGCACTTCACAAGTATTATCCGTTTCATTTACCGAAACAACTTTTGCCATAAATGTTGATTGTTTCGAATCTCGAATCATAGCTTCTACTTTCTGCCTAAACTCTTGTACTCCTTTACCCATTGCTTATATTTGTATCCCAACATTTACTTCACGTCTACCACCACTACGCCCGTATCGCACTTCCGTACTTTCTATATAATATCTTCCATCTCGCTCACCATACACATCATCGGTAATATCGGCAAGCATACAAGGTTCAGCGTAAGGCAACAGAAAAGTACTTATCTTACCTGTGTAGCCATCGTAGCTATACTTTTTTAGTTCTTGTTCGGCTAACATTTTTAGCTCTCCCATATCTTCCACGTCATAAAAATGAAGTGTTTTGCTCGTGCCTCCAGCTTGTCCCATTTCAGCTTCCACCTTTACACCATCTTTTTTATAACAAATGGCTTTTATCTTCAGCTTATTATCAGCAGCTAACTGATACTTTAAATCATCATCTTTGATTACATTGTATCTAAGCTTATATTTTACTGTATCCGAAACAAGATCGAAATAGCGACCAGCAATAACTTTATCTTGCAGATCGAAAAAGATACTCAAGCCATAATCAGTTTTTAGTTTTCCAAGTACCCAAGACACAGGCTTATCATCAATTGCAAAATTCTTAAGCTTCAAATCTACGGCATGCAATACATCTAAACCACAAGCCGACAAACAATCCTTCAGTGTGGTGGTTCCACTCAAGCTAACTGATCTTTGCCTAGTTAAATAAAAACCATCCTCACATTCAATTTCCAAAGGAGTTTTATAATTTACAACTTTCACATAACCCATAAACTCTTGCTGATACTCACCATTATATCCTAGTTGTATAGAAACTTTATCGCCCTTTTTAATTGCCTTAGCAGTTTCAATTTTGCTTACAGCCTTTCCTTTGGCTTTCAATACTGCAGTAACAGGAACTCGAATAACTGCAGTAGCTCCAAGTGTATGTATGCTTCGTTTTACTATCACATTATTTACACCGCCAAACAGTTTACCACCAATTTCTATTTTACTACACAGTCTATACATTTATTCAATTATTAATTCGAATTCTCTATCTGTTACACAATCCAATTCAATTATCTGAATGTGTTCAACTCCTGGCTTCATTGCTATTGAATCCTTTTTTATTACAAGCTTATCACTAGGGTGCAGAAATACCGAAGTAAGAGCACATCGTAGCTCAATGGCTTCATTGATATTAAAAAGCTCATTGAAACGATCAAGCTTTTCTTCAGGCCACTCCTGATTTTCTCCTATGGCAAGACCTTTTATATTTATCGCATAATCGTCTATACTTATCAGCTCCTTAATACTTCCTCTACGACCAACCATAGGTGTTTCAATAATTGTTTTAGATCGAGAGATGGAAACTACCGCACAATCTATTTCGTACTCTTCGCCATCATGGGCAAAACATACAGGCATAAAATAATATCTGCCTAGCATATCCTTTTTGTAAAGAGCTACACCCTTGTTGGTGTATAGTTTTTGCTCTCTAGAAACTTGATCCAACTCAAAGTCTCTACCTGAATATGCCCCTTTAGGATTTCCCTTATTGGTAAACCACGCTCCTGGGAATGGTAAACCTTTATATCCAATTGCTGACTGTAATAAATCTGTTACATTAAAATCATTAATCATAGCTATCAAATGCATGGTTAAACTCTTCAATTATTTCTTTCTTAATTCGCTCCACTAGCTCATCATGATCTTTTACTCCATCGGGAATATTGATAACAATTTGTTCGCAAAACTTTTCAAAGTGAACTTGTCGTGCTTTATTCCGCTTGGGCATGTTTCCTTCAAGCGAAGTGCTAGTTCCACTTGTGCTTATTTCATTTGCTGCAACTCCGCTTGTAGCCATTAAGCTTACTAAAGCAATACTAGCAGCTATTTTAACTACATTATCCGAAATCAACTTCAGACAATTAGCCTTTTCGTTCTTGTAATTTTGTCCTTTTTTTGCATTTTCATTGAGAACAGTGGCCGTTTTTAATTTCTTTGGTGCCGATGTTTCAGCATTTAACCCTCCTAATTGCAAGAATGACAACTTTGAAGCGATAGCTCCACCAAGAGATGAATCTTTTATATTGGAATCGTTAAGCTTATTAGCCTTTTCGTTCTTGTAATTTTGTCCTTTTGTTGCTTTTTCGTTGAGAGCAGTGGCTGCTTTTAATTTCTTTGGTGCCGAGGTTTCAGTTTTTAATCCTCTTAATTGCAAGAATGATAATTTAGAAGCGATAACTCCACCAAGAGATGAATCTTTTATATTGGAATCGTTAAGCTTATTAGCCTTTTTGCTCTTGTAATTTTGTCCTTTTGTTGTTTCATTGAGGGTAGTGACTTCTTTTAATTTCTTTGGTGCCGATGTTTTATCATTTAATCCCCTAAATCGCAAGGATGATAATTTTGAAGCGATAGCTCCATAAGATGTTGATCCTTTAATATTAGAATCATTAAGATTTATTGTTTTCCCTTGTTCTCCAGAACTTGGAATAGCAATAGTTGGTATTTTTGGCACCACCTTATCAATAAGGCTTTGTTTTCCTTCCGATCCGCCTTCTACTTTTTCTTTTGCTTGCGATTTTTCATTTTCTTTCCAAGACAATTCCCATTTCAAAGAATCTTTTGCTTTCAACAAATAATCAGACACTTTTGCAGCTCCATCAATAATAGCTTTTTTTCTCTCTGCAGTATCTTTTTGGATTTTTGCCAATGCAGCTTGATTAACTGAAGAATCACCAAGGCCAACAGCTTCTTTAAATTGATACCAACCTTCCTTTATCTTATTGATGCCAATCATAAACCCATTAACCGCAATTGTCCACTGGAGCTTAAATGTTTCTACATAAGCCAGAAATGAGAACTTCATAAATTTCATAATAGAATCCCATTGCTTACCCCATCCCTGTACTTTGGTAACACATATTACTATTGCCGCTACCAAAGCACCTATGGCTAATACAATCCAAATAATAGGGCAACCATATAAAGCAGTATTAAGCATCCATTGAGCACCAGCCCATACTTTTGTGGAAACAGCTACAATTCCATCCCACATTGCTTTTGCTTTCGTAGATATTATAGCTTTTTGAGAGATAATATATTGCGCTGTCATTATAGCCACTAAGGATGCAATAGAAGCACCCAAGCCTAAAGCCAAAGGATTTCCTTCTTTCATCAAAGTAAAAAACCACGAAAAAGAATCTTTCACAGCTGTTATTACCGACAATACACCATATAGTATTGGCTGCAAGATACCTAAACCTGCACCTATTACTGGTAGCACTACGGCTCCTACTATTGTTCCAATATTTTTAAATGTATTCCAAACCTCAGTGAGCTTTTGCATAGAATTTCTCGATAAGGTCAGAGCTCTATCAGTTTCGCCAGTGGCATTTGCTGTTGCAGCCAAAGTATCGTTTAGTTTACTTACATCTGATGTAAGAATAGAAAAGGCAGATTTTGCTTCTTTATCTCGCAAGCCCATTTTTTCTAAAAAATTACCTCTTTCTTTATCTGTAAATCCCGATAGTTTTGTGCTCAGATCTTGAATAATATTACCCATTCCTCGCATTTTACCAGCATCATCGAATATTTTAACTCCTGCCGAGGCTAAATTCTTTTGTATATCGCTTTTCCCTAGTGCCGAAAATGCATTCTCCATCAGTACCGATGCACGCTCAGCACTTTGTCCCTTGCCAGTCATATAAGCAAATACACCAGCCACTTCTTTATATTTCACTCCAAGATTATCCGCTCCAGCAATTAAGCCAGGCATATATCTTGCAAAATCTTCAAACTCTCCAGCTCCTACACGTTTGGCGGCAAAGAAAGTATCCATCACCTCTTGAGCATTGGCTTTTTCCGATCCTAATATAGACATGGTTTGTGCCAATGCTCCCGATACTACATCTAGGTTGGTAGTTCCTGCTTTAGCACCTTTTAGAGCAGTATCAAATATCTTCAATGAAGCATTAACATCTCCAACCTGTGATAGTATTTTTTCAAATCCATCAGGAGCAACAGATATTTCGGCCTTATTATCAAGAGCAATTTTTGTTAATTTGGCTCTCAAGTCACTAAGCCCTTTATCGTCCAACTGTGCCGTTACATTTACCTTTGCCATACTTTGGTCAAAATCCATAGCCGATTTACCTGCAAAACCCATAGCTGCTGCACCCATAGCTACAGGATTAGTAAATATCCCTGGTAATTCGTTAAACGCATCCTTTACACCTTTCTTAAATTTAGATCCATTAACAGTCTCAAGCTTATTTATCTCTTTACTCAAACCTTTTATCTCAGAATTATACTTACGTATAGTAGTCAGATTTTTAGGGTTAATCAGATCTCGCTCTTGTTGTAATAAATCTATCTTTTGCCTTAGTGTAGTAATGGAATTTCCAAAGTCCTTGGTACTTCGCTGCAAGGCTTTGGTTTTGTCTTGCAGTTTTATGAACTTATCAACAGCAGAAACCGAGCTTCCAGTAATTTTTTGTAACTTACCAGAAACCTTATCAGTCAGATTTAGTATGTATTCATAACTCGATGCCATGTTGATATTACTTTTTGTATTACTTTTTTATCTTCTTTAGGAGTAGTTTACTTTCTAAAACCAACTCTCAATTTTGTCTTGTGTGTTTTGCTATTGCCTGCTCTTTTTGTTAAAAGCATTAGCGATTCATTTTCAGCCAATAGTCAATTTCATTCCAAGCGATGGTTCGGTATTTTCGTTCTATTTGCTTGGCTTATACTTATCGCCATTCAAGTTTTACATTGACATGCTTTTACCTATTATTTTACTCTGATAGTGCATCATCCACAATGCCATTGTTGTTTGATGCACCCATTCTTCGTCTGGCAATTCGTCGGGGTTCATGTGTAGTATAGAACGAATGAGAGTATCTGCCTTAAATATGCTTCCACTCTCACCATCTAAATCTATACCCCTTAGAGCTTTTTTATTTCGCCTTCTTTTATTTCGATAAGCTCAGCAATTTGAGCAGACAAACCTAAGAAATAACCATCATTTTCTCTCAGGATCTCATTACCATCGAGCCAACAATTATTTATCATTACCTCGTTATACTTCATTGGGTCGTTTTTCCCAATTACCGAAGCAGCACCTAATGTTTTACGATCAGGTTTTCTTAAGTAACATTTTTTACCATCGGCTTCGTAAACAAACACTTCGCCATATTTCTTTTTCCACTGAGCAATCTTTTCTTTCAAAGTCAACTCTTTATTTTCTTTTGTTAACATTTAATTAGTATTTAAATGGTGTTTAAACTAAGTTTGGTTTCACATCTAGTGCAATAAATGGAAGTCCAACCTCCATAAACAAATCACCCTCTTTCATTCCTTTTGGAATTTCGGTAATTGATGCTCCTACAATTCTATCGACCGATACAATTCCATTATCTCCAGCATAACTTACAACAATGTCAAAATCTAAATCAAGACAATCGTCATAGCCTTTTTTTTGTGCTGCACGATCTAAAGCAATAATTCCAGATTGAAGAATGGTTAGTGTACCATCATATTCACGTTTTCCGTGCTGAATACCTCGGCCTTTTCTTCCTGCAGCAAAAAGCACTTCTTTAGCTTTTTTGGCTTTATATTCAACACCCCTCAAAGTAAATAGAGGCCTGCCAAATACAATCACCTCCATATCGCAAAAGGTGTATTCTTTTGAATTAAATTCGTTCATACTTTCTATACTTGAGGGTTATCAAATAAAAGCAATACGTCTATTTGCTCAAGAACTCCTAAAGGAATAATCTTACAAACTACACTTAGCTTTCCGTTACTTAACACATTTTGCTTTGCATCTACCGAAGCTTCGAACTTGCTCAACTGAGTACCCATACTTGAGTAAATAGCATTTTCAATCATCGCTTCGTAAGCTTTACAAACACCTACCGACAGCTGACCTTTATCGTCAACAGCCACATTGTCCATTATTTCGGACACATAAGTATTGTAAGCAATAATGCTTGCTTTATCGATTACTCGTCCGAGGTGCAATGCAGAATAATCATCGGTACTGCTGATTGCCATAGCATCACCATTTAGGTAGGCTCCATTTTTCCCAGGATAATCTCTGAAGAAAATATATCCTGCATCGTGCAGCATATTCATTTCGCCATAATGCTCTTGCATTTTCTTTCCATCGGTAAAATATGCCTCAGGCAATACAGAGCCATCTTTCACTCTACCTAGCGATTGCTGAACCTCTATTTTAGCGGCTCTACCAAGCACAGCACCAACAGAGGCTATACTTCCATCGCCACTTCCAATTACAAATGCAACTCTATTGTACGATGCTTCCGAAGGCTTAAACAGTGTAGATGCTGACGGATTCCATTCATTCGCTGGCAATAATGCTCTAAAGGGTTTTACCATTGCCGAGTAACTTTCGGCCACACTCTGAACCGATGCAGCTGCTAGAATAGCATCCTTATCAATTCCTTGAGTAAGGTCGGCTGTATAAGCTCCTGGAGCGATCTTATTAACACCAAGCAAGCGAATACGTCCTTGTCCGCCATTGATTAGGGTATGAATAGCCGAAGTAGTTTCGGTTCCGCACATAGTCTCTAATGTGGTAGCTTCTGACACAACAACTAAGTGCAATTCTGCACCTTCTCCTCTTTCGGCATAAAAGGCTTTTACCTCTCCATATACCAATGGGTTATTTACTTCACTTACTCCTAAGGCTAATGCATCAGCCATTCCGCTTAATAGGTAATGATTGTTTAATACTAAACTATCGGCTACGGCAGTACCAGTAAGCAACAAACCCGAAACTCCATCGGCAGTAGCAGCTACTCTGCCTAAACCGCCATTTCCTAGTGTAATTACTACATTTGGTAAACTCATTAGTCTTCAGTTTCAAGATTTAACAATTGTGCTTTATGCTCCGAAAGGGCTTGCACATAAGCTTCTTTCTCTTCACATTCAATATTTAAAGCTTTGGCAATTTTTAGCACTAGTACTTCGTTTAAATTTTCAGCTCCCAAGTCCAATTCGATCAATTCAAGCTCAGCATCTTCGCTAGTGTAGTCTTCGCCTTTTTCTGTAAGCAAAACAAGTTGCTTATCCTTGCGATTAACCACATAGGCAGCAATGTCTTTTTTCTCTGCATGCTCAAGGGCTAAGTCTTCATCAAGAAAACAACAGCCATCGCCAGTAAACAACAGCTTTTCCACTTTCGGATAGCTATTAAAATATTGTTTGATTCTTATTTTTAAATTCTTCATCTCTCCATTTTTAGGATTATAAATTATTTCGATTTCCTTGTTTTTATCCATTTTTCAAACGTGCGACCAGGAAAATAAAAGGAAAAAACAATAAAATTCATCCATGCGATATCGCTCCCGACTTCAAGACTAATCTCAATACCAAAAGCTTTTAAGCCTAAAAACAAGGTGAAAAGCAAAAGAACCCATATTGCAATCATAGGTCTTATATTTTTACTCAGCCATGAATCCGATAACATATCATTTTTTTGTCTTCTACTACCTTGCTCTTTACTTGAGAAGGTTTTAGCAACACCGGCACCAGTATCAAGTATTTTCTCAGTAACTTTATTTATATCCATACCTAGCAATTTTCTAATGAATTTCATTATTGATAATTAAAGGGTTTTCAACCATTCCTGAACATCGAAATTAGGGCAGGTTTTATAGGAAAATTCACAATGTCCGTGTACACTTGCTTGAGGATACCTATATCTTAAATCGTCTATAAGTTCTGTAAGGCACTTCATTTGCTTGTCGTTAAAATCTTTTCGACCTATTAGGCAAATACCAATACTTTCGGTATTTAACCCCTTGCAATGAGCTCCTATTTCTGATTCAAATCGACCAACTTGAATAATTCCTTTTTTGTCAATCACATAGTGATAACCTACTTTTTTCCAACCTCTTTCCTTGTGCCATCTATCAATATCCAAGACACTAAAATTTTTATCATCAGGGGTATCTGCACAATGGATAATTACTTTTCGTATTTTTCTCATTTCACTTTTATTTCAAGATTCCTAATTAGTTTTGAATGGTTGTTCAAACGCTCTTCGTGGCGCTGAATATCCTTTGTATTTTTTTCATTATCTTTTTCAGTGGCAGTAAGCGAAATATTAAGCTTATTCATGGAATTGGTGAGTTTTTCAAGTCTATCGAGTAGCCTAGTTATCCATACCCTAAATGCCAATAAAAAAAGAGTAGAAAAGCCAGAAACTACACCCATCAAAACCCAATATTTAAATTCCATAGCTTACAATTCTTTATTTTGGTGGGATGTTTTTTACAATCCTAAAAAACATCCCACCTTTAACAGTGGTTCGTCAGTCTGATGTCAATAATCAGTGACTAATCCACCAAAGCACGAGCATCATACATTACACATTCTTCGCCAAATGCGATGTTAGTATCTGCTTTCATTAGCATTTTGAAAAAATACTTTTCTCCAGCATTGGTCAAACGATCTATTTTCACAGCCTCAAAATCATCCGATAAAGAAACAGCACCCCAAAGGTTTGTATTTAGATCTTTGGTAGCAACTACAGCAACAATTACATGCTCAGGCCAATCAGACAATGCTTCTATGCTTGTGTTTTTGAAACGCTGAGCATTGGTTGTTGTAGGATCAGTACCTTTATTAGGAAGATTTGTAAGTGCTTCGTCGTACTTGTCAGCATCTTCAATACTCATCAAGTATTTAAGACCATTAGCCGCACGAACAGCTTTAGGAATCATTGCACGAACCGCTTTCATTTTCGATAGGATATTATCTTCTGTAATCAAAGCAGGATTTGCCACTTTTAGAGTGTCACCATCGGCATCTATACGAGTCAGAATACCATTAAAGAATTGAGTAGCTCCAGCTCCTTCTTCGCCATTAATAAAATGATGACCTAACTCAAAGTCAACTACCTTCGCAAGCTCCATTAACATTTTTGACTGAATATCCGAAGGAAGCTCAGCAAATACTAAAGGACCTTTAGGTTGCCATTTTCTCCAAATCTTTTCGAACGAGCGAGGATTAAAGGTGGTGAATGCCATAAATTCCTGAGGATTCAGTACTTTTTCGTCTATGCTGAATTCTCCTTTACTATCGGCATCTGTAGGTTGCTCTTTTCTCTTTTGCAACATCTTACCTGCCTTCAGTCTTGGTATATAGAATTTATCAGTAATATTAGGCTCTATACGTATCAAGCCTCTATTCACCAATTGATTTCCTGTAGTGGCTTTCACCAACAAACTTTGTAGGACTTCTCCAGCATAAGCAGAACTAATACTAATTGGCAATACACCTTGAGGTACTATTGGGATAAAGCTCAATACACTCAAACCAGTACCGATACAAGTTGCATCAACTCCTATAGCTGATCCTATTACTAAGCCCATTATCATCGACATCATGATATTAAAGCCAATGCTTACAATTAATTTCGTAGCTTTCATTTATCTCTTTTTTTAATGATTACGTTTTTTTACATTTTCGTCAATTTGAGAGAAACGTTCCTCCCAAGGATCCGACGCCACACCATCGGGCTGACCAGTATCACCCAATTCTTGAACAGCAACTTTATTCTTTAGAATAACTTCGGTGTTTTCAAAATCCTTTTCAGCCAAAGCAGTATAGCTTTCTTTTTCCGATGCAAGAATTTTCTTATCCTTAATAGCACCATCTACCAAGCTTACAACTCGCTGAGTCTGCTTTTCGATTTCCTGATCCTTATAAGTTTGCAGCTCTGTAGTTAAGGAGCTATTTTGCCCACGTAAGGTTTCGATTTCCGTAGAGCCATTTTGCAATTCTCTTAGTCTTGCAATTATCTCATCGTCCGATTTACCACTAAGTGACAAAACATCGATAACACTATCTTTAAAATTCATATTTTCTCCTGTATTTAAAATGGGTAATAAAAAATTATCACTATTATCATTGAAATTGAGTTCCTGACCTGTATCATCCATCAATCTTACAGCATTCTTATTTGCTCCTATATCTACTATAGACCATTCTCTTAACTCACTTTCAATAATGCTTGGTCGCCTTTGTCCAGGAACAATTACACTAGCGTCATCGCTTGTTGTTATTACGCCTATACCTATGGATACAGCACTTAGTATTCCTTGCTCTACCTTAGAGGCTATTTTTTTTGCAAATTCATCTTCGGTATCAAATGCAACTTCGCCATAAAGCTTATTTCCTTCTTTCCAAACCTTCACACACTTACCTATAGGGAGAATCTGATTTGCGCTGGTACTCCATGGAGCTCGGGTATGATTCCAAAGCACGATAGGGTTTTTCTCATAATTACCCAATCGAATACCAGCCGTAAGAACTCGTGCACCGTAAGAATTCACGCTTTCATCAGAGAGTAAAAATTTATATTTCTTCATAAGCTTTTGCTTTTTTGATTTGTTTCACGAGTTTTTTTTCTCGCCTTTAGATTACAAGTTTAAGCCTGTTTTTTACTCTTTACAACTACTTGTAAATACCTTATACTCTTTCATCTAGAGCTTGGACTCTTATTGTTTTTCGCACAAGAAAAACCTCATTTTTGTTGTAAATCTTACAAATATTACACGATGGCAAAAGAGAAAGAAAGGCAATTAGCACACTTCTATTATGTTGAAAAACAACAAACTGCAAAAGAAGTTGCACCTCAAGTTGGAGTCTCTGAAAAGACAATGACTGCTTGGGTTAATAAGTTTGGATGGAAAGCCGAACGAGAAGCTAGAGTTTGCTCATCGGAGAGTAGAGCAGAGAATATAAAACAATTAATATCCGAAATGGCCAATGAACGAATCAGCTTAAATACTCGATTGCAAGAAGCTCTAAATTCAGGCAAAAACAAACAAGCAACAGAAATAAGACAGCACATAGGTCGCCTTGATTCGGGAGTTGCCAATTGGAACAAAACACTGGAGCAAATCGACAAAAAGAATAAAATACCTCTACATGCTTACCTCAATGTAATGGAAGAAGTATTTAAGGCTCTTCGACTGCACGATTCTAAGCTATATATGGAAACACTTCCATTTCAAGAAGTTCATGTTTATGATATTTCACAAAAACTAGGCTAATGAAAAAAATAGACAAAAGTACTCAAGAAGCCTATTTAGCCAAGTTAAAATTAATCAGAGATAATGCAGCCGAAAATCCTTTCGAAACAAATGAGGAACAAAAGGAAAGAGTCAAGCGTGCAAAAAGAGATGTACGCTTTTTTGTGGAATATTATTTTTCACATTATGCCGATTGCGAGTCAGCCGATTTTCAAATAAACTTAGCCAATCGTGTTGCACGAAATAAGGTTTGTCACGAATTGGTGCGTTGGGGTCGTGGGCTTGCCAAATCAGTTTGGTCTGATATCATTATTCCCATGTGGCTATATGCTAGGGGAGAAAGCCTGTTTTGCGTTGTGGTTGGAAATAACTACACAGCGGCAAAAACTCTATTATCAGATATTCAAGCCGAATTTGAGGCTAACGAAAGAATCAAACACGATTTTGGAGATCAAAAATTTATCGGCTCCTGGGAGGATGGAAATTTTCAAACAAAAGATGGTCGATTTATGGGGAGAGCCTTAGGTATGGGACAGTCTCCTCGTGGACTTCGTAAAGGAAAACAACGTCCTAATTATATTGTTTGTGATGATTTAGAGGATAGAGAAACAGTCAAGAATCCTAAACGTCAGGACGAAATAGTGCGATGGATAGAAAAGGATCTTCTACCTACTATGGATGGTACTACTCGTAGATACCTGCATCCTAATAATGATTTTGCACCTCGTACTATCCAAAACCGTTTGGAAACTTTACATCCTAAATGGCATGTTGATTTGGTGAAGGCATACGATAAGCTAACATACGAACCTCGTTGGAAATCGAAATATCACAAAGATTATTACCGGGAGTTAGAGGACGAAATTGGTACAATTGCAGCACACGAAGAATATCTACACGAAGCAATAACTCAAGGCAAGATATTTACAAACGAGCTATTTGTTTTTGCCAAAGCTCCACGTATCGATCACATGAAAGTACTTACAGGGCATTGGGATCCAGCTTACAGTGGAAATAACGATTACAACGCAGTAAAGGTTTGGGGCTTGCATGGTATAAACTTTTGGCACATGAAAGCTTTTTGTAAGCAGTGTAAAATGGAAGATGCCGTGCGCTTTATGTACGAGTACGAAAAAACTTTGCCTAAGAATGTAATCATAATTTGGAGGGTAGAAGCTCAGTTTTGGAACGAACCACTAAAGCAAGCAATTGCAAGAGTTAGGCAAGAATACAACAAATGGCTTAACATCTCTATTGTTGACAGATCACGCCAAAGTAAATATCCTCGTCTTCTTAGTATGCATCCATATTATCAAAGCGAACGCATATATTATAATAAAAATGAGGAGGCAAACCCTAGCATGCAAGAAGGTATTCGCCAAACAAAAGGAATAGAACCTGGATACTCTACTCACGATGATGGTCCCGATGCAGACGAACAAGCTATTGATTACCTTGCTCAGTTTGTAGACTACTCAACAGGAGATTCATCGGAAGTAGAAATGGGTGGAGAACGAAGAAGCAACCGTATGTAATTAATAATTAGAAATAATGTTTATACAAAAAGAAGATCTATATAAATCAATTAGAGAACATGAGCTCGACGAAATTACTGGTAATGATGATATGCTAGTTAAGCATGCCATCAATTCAGCCATTTCAGAAGTAAAGGTATACCTGCAAAAGAGATACGACACCGAAGCAGTGTTTTCAGTTCAAGGCGAAAACCGAAATTCTTTAATTGTTTCGTTTACGGTAGATATTGCCTTATACGAGATTGTAGCAATAGCACTGCCAGGGCAAAATCTAGACGATAGGCGAGCCCGATATAAGCGAGCCATTGATTATCTAAAGCAAGTGCTAGATGGTAACATATCGCCGGACTTACCAGAGCAAGGAAACGAGAATTATTCTGAAGGAGAAAGCACAGGTGGAAATCCTGCACGAAACAATTATTTCTAAAGCAATTTAAAAGGTATTTAATCAGCATTTAATCACAAAAGAAATGAGCAAGCGTAAACGCAAACCCAACAATAAAGTAAATACAAAAACACCTTCTGAATTTGTAGAAGTAGTAGCAGGAGCACCCCGACGAGAAGGATTCGATATAGGAAAATGGCGAATGGCTATCCGTTCGGCTGAAAACCCTACCGATCCTAACCGAATTTTATTATACGATATCTACAATGATATTTTATTGGATACCCATCTCACGGCTGTGCTCGAAAAACGAGAAGATGCCATAGCTGGTAGCAATATTACTTTTTCGGGAACTAGCGAAAACAAAGCTATTTCCGAACTTATAAACATGCCCTGGTTCGAAGATATGCTAAAGGATTCTCTTAATGCTAAGTTTTGGGGATATTCGGCTATGTGGCTCGATATTGCTGGAGGTGTATTTAATAAATACCGATTGCTCAAGAGAAAGCATATTCGTCCTGAAAAATCATTATTCCTGAACAAACCAGAGGACAAAGAAGGTATTAATTTCTTAAATCCTCCTTATTCGTACTATGTATTGCATGCTGGCAAAACCGACGATTTAGGCGTGCTATTAAAAGCAGTGCCTTGGGTATTGCTTAAACGTGGGGATGTATCCGACTGGGCAACATTCAACGAACTTTTCGCAGCCCCTTTTCGAAAGGGTACATACCAAATGGGAACTCCAGGTAAAGATGAATTAATCAAAGCTTTGAAAACTTCAGGATCTATGTCTTGGGCTGCTATACCTAACGATACTAGTCTTGAATTTATTCAAAATACCGCTTCGGGAAGTACTACTGCATATAAAACATTTGCTGAGTTTTGCGATAAGCAGATCTCTAAGCTATTTCTTGGCAACACACTAACCACCGATGCTGAAGGAGGAAAATATAAAGGCGATATTCACAGAGATTCAGAGAAAAGTAAATTTGCTGCAGATAGGCGTTTTATTCTCAACTTATTAAATACCTATTTTATTGAATTACTTGAGGTACATGGCTTCAAACCCAATGGGAGCAAATTTTCCTTTGTAAAGGATGATAACATGCCGCTTGATAAGCGATTGGATATGGATATGAAGCTTTCTGAGAAAATTGAAATACCAACAGAATACTGGTATAGCAAATACGATATTCCTATGCCTAAAGGAGGAGCCAAAGTTGCAGTAAAATCAAAAGAAGAAAAAAAGAAAAAGCTTAGTGCACCACGCACAGATGCACAATTGCATGTTTCTAAAGAACAAAATCCAAAAACAAAGAAAAAACATTTTTGGGATTTTTTCGTTTAAGCCCTCTATCCTCAGAGGGCTTTGCCGATAAATTAGACAAGCTGTATTATAATAATTCGCATAGCTGTGGTGAGGATCCCGAATTAAAACTATCTCAAGATCAATTGGAATTTATTCTTGACACCAAAGTAATTAATAATGCTTTAATCAATATTTACAAAGGATTAGATATAAGTAATGAAATAGAACAAAACCTTTTATTAGCTACATGGCAATCTTTAAATCTTGCCACCGACGAAGGTTTTGGAAAAATTATTTATGGAGAAACTAATTTTGAATTTGTCCAGGAACTGAAATATAATAATGCTGTATTTGCGGCTTTTAAAACTCATCGACAGCAAAACGATTTAGCCAAAATGCTTTTAGATGAAGAAGATAAATTAAAAAGCTTTGCCAAATTCAGAAAAGATGCTGGTAATATTATTGCAAACTACAATCAAAAGTGGTTACAAACAGAATATAATACAGCAGTAATACGTGCTCGTACGGCCGCCCAGTTTAAACAGTTTGAGAAAGAAAAACATATCTATCCAAACTTAATGTGGGTGCCTTCAACAGCAACAGAACCTCGTTCTTCTCATGTTCCATATTACAATAAAGTCTGGAAAATGGACGATAGCTTTTGGAGTACAAATCGCCCTGGTACCGAATGGGGTTGCAAGTGTGGATTATCATCTACCGATAAAGAACCTGATGGGCATACGGTGGAAGCATTCAGCCGTGCAAAAATAGCTAAAGGATTAGAAAATAATCCAGCTAAGGATGCAAAGCTATTTTCAGACAAGCATCCTTATGTTGAAAAAGGCTATGGCTCTAAAAAGAAACGCAAGCAATTGGCAGTCGATACTGCCGATAAGGCTAGCATGGAAGCTTGGGTCAAGGATATTGTAAATAATAAAAATGCTCGTGGTATTACTAAGCAAATAGGCACTATTAATAAGGGTGTTGCTAAAGCTTTAAAAAAGGAAGGAATAATTATTGATACTGAAGATATTTTTTTATCAGATAAAGCAGTATTACACATGATGCGAGATGCTAAAACCACATCGCCTTTAATTAGCGATTTAGCAACAATTAAACAAGATTTAAACAATGCTGAAATATATTTCGACACCTCAAGCAAACACAAAAACTTACTTTATGTTACCGAAAAAGGGAATGATAAATATGTAAAATATGCCATACAGCCAAACTATAAAACTAAGATTGAAGGTAAAAAACAGAAGGTTAATTATGTGCTTACTGGAGGATGCGTTGATTCAACTGCTATGAAGCGAAAGGTATATAAAAAAATAAAGCTTAAGTAATGGAAAGGACTCGAACCTTACAATATAGGGCTGATAAAACAGCACTAGCGCTTCCTATGCGATCATCATTACTTAAACTCTAATACAAATATACGAAAACTTTTTGTAAAGACGCACGGTCGTTCGTCTCAGCAGTAAAATAAAAACGATGAAACTACCTTTCAATAAATTACCAAAGGATCTACAAGATAAAGTGCGCAAACTCACTCAGCAAGTAAAGCGAGATATGCCCATTGTAATTGGTAAAACGGCAACGGATCATTTTCGAGAAAACTTCCGAAAAGAAGGTTTTGTAAACAAGGGCTTGCATAAATGGAAAGACGTAAAGCGTAGAGATACTTCTTCTAAGTGGTATGGTTTCGATTACAGTGGTGAAAAAAGAACCTCTATTGCCATTACAAGAGACAAGAAAACAGGTAAAACCAAAAGAGCTAAAGAGCAAAGAAAATTGAACTTTTCACTTGCAGGCACCAAGCGAAAGCCTTTATCGAGTGGAAGAATGGAATTACACAACAGCATCCACTACAAAACAAGAAATGGATCTATTGCCATTATCTCAGATAAGGAATATGCCCAGGTACAAAATGAGGGAGGAATCATTAAGGTATTTGGTAAGCATTCTGTAAAATTAGCTCCACGCCAATTTATAGGCGAAAGTCAAGAGCTTAATGATAAGGTAGAGCAGGAAATAGGTAAGCGAATGAAAAAAATATTTGAACAAAACTTTTAAGCTATGAAGAATTGCATACAAAGTGTAATGAGTACACTTAAAAACAAAGTCCCACAGCTGCGATGGGTAGATATGAATTTAGGACAAATGAACATGGAACATCCTCCAGTTTCTTATCCTTGTGTCTTGGTAGATCTTTCATACATTAAACATTCTAATACAGGAAGAGGAAGCCAGCTAGGATACGCTACACTCGAAATAGAATTATTTTTCAATGTAAACAGCCCTTCAAACAATACAGCACCTCAAGCAATGCAAGAGCAAGCATTTCAACATTTCGATATTGTAGAAAAGGTTAATCAAGCTATCAGTGGATTAAGTGGAGAAACATTCTCTACACTTAACAGAACAGATACCAAACGAAATGCTCAATATTATCCAAGAGCTTTCACTCTGATATATCAGACTATCATTTCAAGCCAATCGACAAAAAATAAATACACGCCTCTTCCTAATATAAAACCTAAAATCACAAACCAACACTAACAAAAAAAGCCCCAAACGGGGCTTTAAATTATTTTTTTTCGCAAAACACATCACATCTCCAGTTTTAATTGTTCCTTTTCTTTTTCTCGAAGTTTTGTAAGTTGCATTTTCGCTGGAGTGCTTAAATAGGCATAATAAGTTGCCCGAGAAATATCATATCTAGGATATATAATATTATTATAAACCCACTCTTGTGTTATCCCTCTTTGCGTATGCTCAAGTGTGATATTTTGAACCTTAACCATACGCTGCAATATATTTTTCCTATTATAAGCCATACTCCGTTTTATATAACAATAAAATTCATTATCTTTGACAGTGCGACCTGTTCCTTGGTAATGAGCCTTCATTGCTAGGGACTTTTTTTTAGCCCTCATTTTGCTCGTGCATTAGGACGTCCATTACTGGAGTATCGCCCAATGAAGCAATGTCACAAGGAACAATCCATGTTTCAAGATGTTCTTCCAAACGTTGTTGAGCTCGTTTTATATCCGAAGCCTCCACCAACATATAACTAGTTGTTTTCTTTTCGGCACCACTATCTTCGTCTATCGCTACATAAGCAAGCTTTGCCTTAAACCATCTATCGTCTGCATCAGAATCAGAAGCAATCACCTCCGAAACATTCGATTTTTTAATACCAGTTACCTCGAAAGCTCCCGAAACCTGAGCTTCCATTTCTTCGAACATTCGGCTTTCTGTTTCCGTAAACGTTAAAGCATCTACTACATACTCTTCTGTTACTTTACGATCTTTCCCTTTTTCGTCTATCTTACAATACTTTACTTTTGCTTCAAATAAATTCATATCTTTTCTATTTTTTTTCAATTAATTTATACTTTCCTTTAGGAAAGCCAATCATTACGACTTTTTCAACGATAAGCGTTTCGTGATAACCTTTTATATCCTTACCACAAGCATCTAAATATTTATTAGTGGTATTCAAACTAGCAAAACTTACTGTCTTCCCATTTTTAAAGAAGTTTTTCACAGTTCCCTCACTATCCATAAAAAGAGGGAGGAAACGTTTCTTTGTTTTCTTTGATAATTGCATATTCGTTTATTATTTTAAAATGAAATCGTAAGGCATTACGACTTTACTTTTATTAGATGCTCGGCACATCTAATAATTTTGCGAGCTAGATCCGTGTTTTGTCCTGTATAGCCATTTAAAACCGCTGACACTGTAGAGGGAGCACAATTACACTTTACTGATAGCTTCTTTTGTTCTCCTCTTCTTAGCTGGCTTATTATATCAGTTCTACGTTGTCTTATCAACATTCAATCAATTCAATTTTATTATTATTTTCTATTATATGCTTTTTGAAAGACCTAAAGCTAGACCAATAAGGTAGCTTGCATTCAAATCGTTTATTTTTCATTTCATTGGCCGCTTTCAAACCAAAGATTTCATGATGTTCCTTTACCTCCTTTGCCGAGTATATTTGAGTGTTTTTTGTCTGATAGAAACGAATCCCCTCTGTTGGATATTCACTTTTATAGTTACATATCCATTTTCCTTTAAATAAATTGTTTACGTAAACACAACGATAAAGCTCCATTTTGAAACTCTCCAGGTGAAGAGTTATCTTAAAACCATCTATTTGAAGAACAATAGCAGAATTTGAACTCCATACATCTTGAACCTTTATCCAATCTTCTTTAGTCATATTTTTCTTATTTTATTTAATAAATCTTTTGACTTATATGCGGAGGCACAACACCTCCGCAATATTTATTACATTCTATTAAAGCTTGGTTCAAGGCGGATCCACACGCCTCTTTCGTTTTTCTCTTCGAAGTAATAATTGGTAGCAGTACCTTCCACCACATTACTTTCTTTAAACAGCTGCATTATGCTAGAGTATTCATCATTATTAAATTTGGCTTCCAAATTGTAAAGCTTAGATATTGACTTATAATCCAAATCGCCCTCCTTATTTCTTTCTAGCATAGTCATTGCCAGTTGATACATAGGATCATCAACACCATCTTCTTTGCCTTGAATCCATTCTTGTAAGAATTCGATCAACCGTGATGCTGCCACGTCGGCACGTTCATCAAAACCTTTCACCTTATTGCTTTTAACAAGGATTCGAAAATCTCCATCTTCAAGTTTGAAGCTCATTTGTCCAGGATGGCGAAGTTTGCCATATTCAGCCATCACATCTTTAAAGGCACTGGTTTCTTCGGTTACAAAATGAAATAAGCCTGAAACTTCACTAACAACTCCACAAACCTTTTCTTTTATCTTAAATACGATTTCGGCTCTTACAGCTTCGTAAGCCTCTCGTTGTTTTTGTTCTTGCTCCTTAGCATTGTTTTTCTTCTTAGCCAATTCTTGCTCTAATTCTTCGATCGTCAGATCTGAAACATTCTTCATCTTATTATATTTATTAGGTTAATTATTGTTTTGATCCTTGTTTTTTTCTCATAGCCGCAAATAGCGATACCTTGTTTCTATTATCAAATAGTAAGGTCTTCATTTGAATCACTACCGCCATTCGAAATACTTCATCTAAGGGATGTAATGTTCCATTATTAGGGTTTGTAACAAACCAACCTATTCTTTTCTGTGGCACCTCAAGGCTTCCGTGGATATGATCATATTCAGTATATGTACGTTGTTCTACTTTAAGTCCCCATCCATTGCGAAGCTCATTTACAGCAAACTCATCTGAAAAGATTTCTTTAGTTTCTATCATGTTAGAATTTATTTAGGATTAGATATACTTTGTTGTCTTCACATTTTACATAGGCATCAATGCCACTTTTACTATACTTAGCTATCAGTTCTCCTGCTGAACTCATATTCAAATCGCTCACAAGTTTTTTTTCTTCCATTTTTGCTTAGTGTTACGGTTCTTGAATCAACTCTTTGGGCTTTCCAATTGTATTGGTTATGTGCTTCTTTGGTATCAATCAATACTTGCTGGGCAATTGTTCTATTTTTTGTCAAACCAAATTCGCCTTTATCTTTTTTCATTTAGCAATTTCCTTTTATATGTTTTACTTTAAGTTCTATGCCACAAAGCGATAATATTGACTTTGGCATCTTGAGTATGGCTTTTTCTGTGCCAATTCGCTTCACTACTTTTTGCTGTCGTAAAAATTCATTGTAAATTGCTCTTAGTTTACTTTCGGGTATAGCATTAAAGCTTTTGCAGCCATCGCCTGTAGCTCTCACTGCTATTGCTTTTACATACTCAATACTTATCGGCTTTTCTATCAGATTGAAAAATCCGAAAATGGAAGCGATAACACGCTTTCTTGCTTTATCAAGCTTATTAGCTATTACACTCGTATTCTTCAAATTACTGATAAGGGCATTGTACTCGCTATCGTTTAGCTGTTTTACTTCGGTAGTTCTGCCTCGGCTTATTTCTTGAGCCATCTTGCATTTCATTACATTAAGACCCATTGTTTTGGCTCCTTTTTGCTGTCCTAGTAGACTGTGCAATTGTTTATAATTTCGTGTCATTTATTAAGGGTTAATAAAAATTAAACAAATCAGGTTAAATAAAATATTCTTCATTAGGCACTTTCGCCCCAATATTTTTCAGCTCCAACATCCCACACTATGTATGGTTCGCCACCGCCATATCGGCTAACAGGAAGAGCTTTATAACCTTCTATTCTTATTTTCACAAAAGCATCATATCTAATGCTTTTGGCAACTCTTCCTGCTGGTTCTTTTCCATCGGCATGCGATATAAGAACAAATAATTTCTTTGGGAATTTTTCTTTTAAGGCTTTGTAGTCCTTATAATTCATTCCTGTGTATTGTATCGAGTCGATAACTACCACATCGGGGCTTTTTCTTTTACTGAGTCGTTCTTTAAGTTCTTCGAGACTTTCTTTATCGAGCAACATGAATTTTCGTGCTACATCTTGCATTCCTGTTGCTATTATTGCTTCTTGCATACTCTTGCTTAAGCCTTCCTCTAGACTGTTGTATGCCACTCTTCCGAACTTACACAAGTACTTACATAACTGTAATGCAAATCTTGTTTTTCCGTTTCCACTGTTTCCCCATATTAGCCAGCTTCCACATAATTCGGGAGTTCCAATAAAGGATTTCCATTCGTCAGTAAAGGGGAGGGTTATAGGTTTGTAGTTTATAATATTCTCTACACTTAAGGCTCTAGCCATTGGCTTTTCTTCGTATTAAGGATTAGTATTAAAATAGTGTTTAAAAGAGGTTTAAGCAATGCGTTTCATTGCATGGATCTTTCGTTTTACTCTTCGCAAATCCCACTCGCAATCTTCCACTATATCTTTTATTGCTTTCTGATGAGAAATACCATTATTCATACAAATGGAAACTACATCTGTACTGTTAACACCATCAAGCTCAATAAACTTGCGACCTATCCTCGAATAGATTTCCTTATAGCCCTTTTTATTTAACTTCAAACCTCTACGGATTCGTTTCTCCAGGTGATCGGTAGCACACATCACTATTCCACAGTGATCTTCCAACTGGTTGTAAAGAGTAATAAAGAAATACATCACCTGGTCGGTTAGCTTATCGGCTTCGTCCATTATTATCAATGGTCTTTCTTGTTTTTTCAATTCACGAACAACTTCCATCATCATTTCTCCTACAGTATAGCCACTATAATCTCTACCCATTGCCGTAAGTAATTCTTGCATAAACATCTTACGGTTCCAATATTCGTTACACTGCAACATATAAGATCTCTTGTTTGCCTTGGTATAGTGACGCATAGTAAAGCTTTTGCCAGTGCCAGCATTACCTGTTATGGCAAATACATTGCTAAATTCTTGAGCATCCTGTAGGTAGGCATATAAATCTTTATAATTAGCAGTTTCTACAGCAATCCATTTGTTTGCCTCATAACCAATTTGCGAGGCAATAGTGCGCCACATGTTATCATTTATTTTTTCCCAATTTCCTTTCAGAACTTGAGTAATGGTAGCAGGACTAACTCCTTGTAAACTGTGTGCTGCCTTATTTTGACTTTCGTAGCGTTCGCAATAGGTATTTAATACCTCTGTAATTTGTTTTTTCTCTTGTGTATTCATAGTTTTGTAATGTTTTGTAAGATTTTGTAATGTTTTGTGGCACTTCGGTGTGCCGTTATTTGTATTGGCACTTCTATGCCAATTACATTCTATCATAAATATTAGTTGACTCTACTGGATGTTTCTGATTAACAGCATCCATCAATTCATCAACTTTTGCAAAATCACCAAGAGCAACTGCGTTACTAATGTCTTTTTGTATTTCAGCTATGCTCTTGGTTCTTTCTTTTTTCGCTTTCCTTACCACCATAGGCTTGGTTTTGCGAGCCGCAATAGATGTTTCTAATCCTTTTATGCGTGGACTGTTCAGTCCATTTTGCTCTGGCAATAAATTATTATCCTTAAGCATATCATCCATTTTGTCTCGATTTGCAATGCGAGTTTCTTTCTTCTTAGCCTCTATTTGCTTTATGTAGGTAGATTCCCAATCCTCCTGCTCTTGTATGCCTCGATGAATTTCCAATTTCTCTTTAGCCATACACACATACTCTAATCCTCGAGAGCCTTCTTGGTATAAATAAATTGTACTTCTATCAGTAGGATCATATTTCACCACAAATTTCTGATCTACATGGTCGGCTATCCATTTTACATTTGGTAAGTCGCCATTGTACACCATGTAATTATAGTTTTTCTTATCCTCGGTAAATCTCATACCATAAGCAGTTACTCTTACAGGAGTTTTGCGAGTAATACAGAAAAGCTCTACCATATCCATTATGCTAATTTTTACAGATTTTGGATTTTTACTTTCTCTATACATCTCTATGCGAGGCTTACCTGTTTTATAATGTGCTGCATTATTCCACTGCTCTCTACGCTTGAGATATGCCTTTTTCATTTCTTCGAAACTTGGAAGATTCTCTTTATTGGCAAGTATATATTCCAAATTGGCCCGACTCTCTTTGTCGTGTGCCGTAATGTTCTGTCCTGTAAAAAACCAATCTCTTTTTAAATATTGCTTCTGATATCTACCAAAAGCACTTTCTATTGTTTTACTTTTACCGTTATAAGGTTGGGTCTTTATTGCTAAATGACTCAAGCTTGTGAGGAAATTAGCGGCCTCAAGCTTTTTATGACCACCCTGTCCATCGTAAGTAATTTGGTAAGGTTTATATCCCGAAAACTCAAGAGCCATCTTGTAGGCCTCGTGTTGGGCTTCGTAATTTTCACTTTTGCTGATACAGTAACCTAGCATCACTTCGCTGTAAGCATCCATTACCTCATATACTTGTATGGTTGAAATTTTTCCATTTTCGTCTAAGTAGTAATAATTCAATTTGGTTCCATCCGAATACCATAAAGAGTCTCGCATGGTAGGCATAAGTGTAGAGTGCTGAAACATAAATTTCTCTTTTGCCTTTTGCTCTCCATATCTTGCACCCCACCATAGTGGCTTAATTCCTTTTGAGTGTAAAAAATTGTGAATTGTATTAACACTTTTAACCTCTTTCCATATATTCTTTAATCCTGGTGTTTCGTTTCGCTTGGTTTCGGCATATTCATTATACTCTTGCAGTAAATGTTCTTCCGAAGTCATTCTTTCAATATTATTAGCCCATTGTGAGAGTATCCATAGTTTTACCTCGTCGTTTAGTTTGCCTGTATTTCGATTGCAATATCCTTTGTGAATAAAAATCGCTTCTCCTTCTTTCTGATAAGCCTTGTGCTTTTCTTTCAATCGTCGATAGTTACTAGGCAAAGCATGAGGATATTTAGTTTTATCTAAGCGATTAACCGAACTACATATTTCTTCCCAAATTTTAGAAGTAACACCTCCCAAAGCTCTTCGTCGCGCTTTTCGGTCGGTAAACAGTATGTGCACTGCTTTTATTACCATTACATTAGTGTAGTACTCCAACTGTGCTTCTTGTGGTAAGCTTCGTTCATCATTATCACCAAATCTATAATCCTGGAAAAAACGTAAACCATCTGCATTGGGTTGTATGTATTGAATCAGCTGATTTTCTTTTGCTAATTCGTACAAATTACCCACTCGCTCAACTATTATCGCCTTAAATCTATCGGGCATACTCTCAAAATCGACTAAGGCAGGTGTATTACGGCATGCTTTGCGTAGCACTTGGAGATGTTTACGTGAAGTCAGATTACAATAATTTGTTTTTGACATCACATCACCTTCACCATAGAGCCAGCCACCCCACACACACAATCTATTTTCATAAAATTCTACCATAGTGTTGTTATTTTTAATATTGCAAGCCTCTGTGTACTTGCACTTGTTAGTCAGAGGAAAATGTTTAATTTCAATCTGTCAAATAATTATTAAACATTAAATTCATCGATTTTTTTTTCACCCCTCCAATAATTTTCATCATAGGCTACTCATAATCCTGTATCATACGAGCTTCGTTCTCCAATAGCTCTTTTGCTTTTTTTCTTATGGACCGGGCCAAGGGGGAATTGTTCGCATATTTTAGAGCTAACATAACAGTCTGCTTACTAGTTTTCAATTCTTTACATAACTGATGCTTAAGTGGAGAATCCAACAGAATTTCTGATCTAACGATGCTTCGTTCTCTTGTCATAGTAGATTTAATTTTTTAATGTTAATATTTTTTATAATTTCGTTGTAAACGCAAACGTTTATCGTAATTGTTCGGTACAAATATAAAACTTTTAGTTTGATTAAAACTAATAGTTTTAATCATTTTTTACAGACAAAATATACACACATGGCTAATTTATTAAAGATCAAAGAAATAGCTTTAGAAAAAAACATATCCCTTAAGGATATCGCTAACTATGTTGGCATAACTCAAACTGGATTATCCAAAATAATGAGAGAGAATTCAACCAAAACTACTACTTTGGAGAAAATTGCTTTAAAACTAAAAGTTCCAGTGAGTGTTTTTTTTGAAGAGGGGAATGGTTTGGTTAAAACTATTAGTGCTTCAAGGTCGGATTCTAGGATAATTCCTAAGGGTGCCGTTCCTTTTTGGGATCTTCCTGTGTCTGCTGGGCATAGTGTAGTAGATATTATTGGAGACAAAGCACCAGTTGGTTATATCGAAGGTTTGCCAGGAATAGACATTGCGGAAAATATTCTTCCAATTACGGGAATGTCTATGGAACCCGAAATTTCAAACGGAGCTATTATTGGAGTAAAGAAGATTGACAATTGGGAAACACTAAACACCGAGCGTATTTATCTTATTATTACTCACGACGACCGTATGGTTAAAAGAATTGAGTCGGATGAAGAAAATGAGGATATTCTATGGTGCCTAAGTACAAACTATAAAAGATTTAAAATCTACAAGACAGATATTGTTGAAATTCAACGAGTGTGCTTCGTTTATAACCCCAAATAAGCAACACACACGCAAACTATGATTGTTCGCCAGATCATTATATTGCAAGTATGTGTTTAGTAGTACTTTAAGTTTGATATGTGCATTGCTTTATTGTTTTTATATTGGTATTAAAGGGTGCTTTAAATGCTTTTAAAGCTGTTTTAACCTTGTTTTTTGGCTCTATCGTATTGTTTAGAGCCTTGTTTTTACTCTGTTTTGAATAACCATTTGAATAACCAATTGAATACCCATAGCCTTTTTTACACAAAACACACGTACCGTTTAAACAAAAAAAAGCCCCTTCTCAGGAGCTTAAAATCTTCTTGTTAATTTGATCTATGGTAATTATGGTATAATACGCTTAAAGTCTTTAAAAACAGCTTTTTCAGAAGATTTACATTCTTATTTCATAGTCGTAATTAACCTTATCATCATCTAGGCATAATTAAATAAACCTTTGAGCTATCAATTAACCTTTTCTTCCATCAATAATTCACCTAAAATGGAAGTTAATGCACATTTCGTTTTTTATTGCTTATTTTACGTAAATCGCTTAATCCCTTGTAAACATTGGGTTTTCGTGGGTTTTGTAAATATTTATTTATGCACAATTCGTTCTGTACCCCCTA